GGCGGCGCCGTCGGCAATGTCTGCAAGAGCCTCCTGAAGCTCGGGCTGATCGAGGAAATCCCCGCCACCGACCTCAACACCGTCTGGCGGCACGACGAGGAGCGCGGCCCGATCACCCTGCGCGCGACGCCGCTGGCACAGACCACGCTCGGTATCACGGAGGCCGAAACGACCACGAAGGCAACCGAAACCGTGACCGCACCGGTCCAGCGCCGGAAAGGCACCAAGCAGGAAGCCCTGATCGTGATGCTGCGCGCGCCGGGCGGCGCCACCGTCGAAGAGATCGCCACCGCGCTCGAATGGCTGCCACATACAGCGAGAGGCGCGCTGGCCGGGGCGTTGAAGAAGAAGCTCGGGCTGACCATCATCTCCGAGAAGATCGAAGGGCGCGGAAGGACTTACATGATCCTCGACGACTGACGCAGCACAGATCGAAGGTCCCGAAGCCGCCGTCCCGGATGGGGCGGCGGCGTCTCATTCCGCGCTCCGGACCCGGATCGCCTCGAACAACCGCCGCAGCAGGTAGCCGCGCACCAGCGAGACGCCCACGAAGGCGAGCCCGATGGTCAGCTGCTCCGCGAGCCCCGTCTCGATCCCGAACCAAGGGAAGACGACGATCTGCGTGGCAATGGCCAGCACGTAGCCTGCGACGACATTCGTCGCGGTCTCGACCATCGACATGATCCGGCTCTGCTTCATCGCGCGGCACCTCCCGTGGCGGTCACGGCGGGGATCGCGCCAGCGGCATCACGGTACACGGCCGCGACGTCCACGATGATCACGGTCTCGGGTCGCCGTTTCAGCACTGCCAAGAGGTCCGTTTCGGTGACGAGCCCCACGGTCTGATGGGGTTGGCTCTTGCCCCAGTCCGCGCAGAAGAAGGACCGGCCCGAGATGTCGGAGATGTCGTTCATCCCGGAGAGGTCGTCGCGCAGGTCCGAGACGATCAGCGCCATCGCGTTGATCGACAGACAGTGCTTCCGAAGCGCGCTCATGACCGCGAGGCACGCGAGATCGCGCCAATCGAACCGTCGGCGCTGACCGGGCCGCACAGCCACGGAAGGTCGGAAATGACCACGCGAGATCCATTGGCTCAGGTCGCCCTTCGTCATGGCGCAGGCGTCGGCGACCTGATGGATCGTCCAGGTTTTCATGCCGCCACCTCATCCATCGGCCAGCAGTTCAACTGCCAAAGCTCGCAGCGCATGCGCCGCAACCAGGGGGACCACCCCGTTGCCACAGAGGCGAAGCCGGTCCACCCGGTGGGCCAGCCCATCAGCGCCTCGACGAACAGCGGGTTCAAGGTCCGGCGCACATCGCAGGTATCGCTCCCAGCCATCGGCGTCACCAGGACCTGGCGGCCAAGCAGGCCATTCACCGGCGTGTTCGCCAGGGTCGTCGCCCCGTCCTTGTGATCGCGGGCCGTCGGCGTCATCCACATCTGGCTGGCGTGGGTCAAGTCCGCCTTCCGCCGGTTGCCCGCGCTCGGCTTGCAGCCGTCGTTCGCCATCGGCGTCGGCCAGTCGCGCGCCATCCGGTCCAGACCCTTCTCGTCGCGCCGCTCGCCGCCCCGGCTGCGGAAACTGTCGATCTGGGGCGTCGGCCACATCGCGGCTGTCGTCGCGAGGTTCATGCCGTGCTGGCCTGCTTCCTGCGAGGGCGTCGGTTTCGTCTGCCGGTTCTCGTTGGCGCTGGCCCTCGGCGTCGGCCAGAGGCGCAGCAGTTCCGTCCGGTTCCCGCCACTCGACCGGGTGCCAGAGCAGGCGCGCGGGGTCGGCCAGCTCATCCCCCTCGCGGATCGCGAGGATGAAGAGCCGCTCGCGCTTGTGGGGCGCCCCGACTTCCGCCGCCGTGAAGAGGCCTGCCGCAAGGCGGTAGCCCATGCCGACCAGTCCTGCGGCGACTTCGGGGAAGCCGAGGCGGAGATGATGGGCGACATTCTCGAGGAAGATGAAGGGCGGCTCGACCTCACCGATGATGCGGGCGACATGGGGCCAGAGGTGGCGCGGATCCTCGCTGCCGAGCCGTCGGCCCGCCACGCTGAATGGCTGGCACGGATAGCCAGCAGTGACGATATCCACCGCGCCGCGCCAAGGGCGGCCGTCGAAGGTTCCAACGTCGTCCCAGATTGGTGCATCGTGGATGCTGCCGTCGAGCATTCGGGAGACAAGGACGGCTGCTGCGAACGCATCCCGTTCGACAAGGCCAATGGTTCGGCAGGATGGCAGGGCAATCTGGAGGCCGAGGTCGAGCCCGCCCGCGCCGCTACACAGACTGAGCACGTGCATGTGGGCAGCTCCCGAACCAGCCGATCGCCTGATTGCAGTTGTGGCAAAGCAGCCGGTACGCGTCCGGAAAGCCCTGCCGGATCACCAGGCGCCGGAGCGCCGTCGGCGATGACACCGTCTTCCGGTGCTGCGTTCCGCCGCCGTGCCGATGGTCGATGGCCAGGAACTCCGGCGTCGTCTCGCCGCAACACTCGCATTTGCCGCCATAGGCCCGGATCACTTCGTCCTTCAGCTTCTCCCGGCACCGCCGGTCCGTCGTCCGCCGTTGCTCCGGATGAAGGCGCTGATACTCGAGGCTCCGCGCATTCCGGCACGGGCGGCACCAGGACTGAAGGCCGTGACGCGGTGGCGATCGCCAGACCGCGTTCTCCCTCGTCAAGAGTGTGCCGCAGGTCGCACAAGGGTCGCCGAGGGACTTCGACGTGCCCTTGACCCCTCTCATCCGGCCAGACCCCGTTGAGGAGCCGGACCCAAGGACGCGATTTCCAGCCGCGCCACGAAAGCGGCTGCGGTGCCGGTTTTCCGTTGGACATTGCCCACAGAATGACGTCCGAGACCGCCCGCGCCGGAGCAGAGGGAGAGGCCAAAGAGGAATGCGTCTCCGTTCCCGGAACCGCATCCGGAGGAATGTAGAGCCAGGTCATGCATGTCACGCGGCGGTCTTGCGCTTTAGCGCGGGTTCTGGGGCGGCGTCCGGGTCCGGCGTATCGGCCCGGGCCTCGGCGTCGTCGCCGAGCCGCTCGGTTCTCACCTGCGCGAAGGTCCGGCCGTCGTCGTCGAGGATCGCGTCGCGGCCGGTGTCGGCCTGCCAACGTTCGACGGCGACGTCGATGTAAGCCGGGCTGATTTCCATCGCGAAGACCCGGCGGCCATTGGCTTCGCCCGCCATGATCTGCGACCCTGACCCCGAGAAGGGCTCATAGCAAAGCCCGCCCCGCGCAACGTGCTGGCGCATCGGGATCCCGAAAGCGTCCAATGGTTTCGGCGTCGGGTGGTCGGGCCGGTCATCCTTGGCGAAGCTGGGCAGCGCCCATGTCGATGGCAGCGTTTCTTCGGCCACTTTCGGTGGCCGGTTCGGGCGGCGCCAGCCCATGAAACAGGGCTCGTGCTTCCAGAGGTAGTGCGACCGGGTAAGAACCCCGCGGTCCTTCACCCAGATGATCTGCTGATGCACGAAGGCCCCGGCCTTTTCCCAGCAGGCTTCCAGCATCGCCTGGCGACGCGAGGCATGCCAGCAATACCAGGCGGCGTTTTCGGCGATAGCCTCCGCCACGGCGGCCGCGATGAAGCCGTCGTAGAGTTCGGCCCCCTGCGAACTGTCATCCCACGTCGTGCCGTAGGACGCCGACCAGTCCTTGTTGCGGGTCGGATGGTTCGAACCGTCATAGTCGACGAGATACGGCGGGTCGGTCGCAAACAGGATCGCCCGCTCGCCGTTCATCAGGCGGCGCACATCAGCAGCACTGGTGCTGTCGCCGCAAAGGAGCCGGTGGTCGCCGAGGATCCACAGATCGCCGGTGCGGGACGCAGGATTGCGCGGCGGTTCTGGAATGGTCACCGGAGGAACCGAGCCCCCGGTGCCACCTTCTTGCCCGTCCCCCTCCGGCACGTAGGCCAGCAGCTTGTCCAACTCGCCATCGGAAAACCCGACCAGTGACAGGTCGAAATCCTCGGCCAGAAGGTCGTTCAGTTCGGCTGACAGCAGCGCCTCGTCCCAAGTGCCGAGTTCCGTCAGCTTGTTGTCCGCGATCCGGTAGGCCCGCCGCTGCGCCTCGGTCAGATGCCCGAGTACGATCACCGGCGCTTCGGTCAGACCGAGTTGCGTTGCCGCCAGCACGCGCCCGTGGCCCGCGATCAGCTCGCCGTCCTCGGCGACGAGGCAGGGCACGGTCCAGCCGAACTCGGCCATGCTGGCGGCGATCTTCGCGACCTGGTCGGCACCATGCGCCTTCGCATTGCGGGCATAGGGCTGGAGCCTGGCCAGCGGCCACATCTCGATCCGATCCGGGGCAAAGCTCAGCGTCATCGGGTGGGCATTCCTCGGATCAGGGTGGATACCCCGGCTTCCGGACTCCGGGGTCCGGACTGGACTCCACGCGGGGTCCGGCGGCCACCGGGGGTGTCCAGCTTCAAGGGTTTGATTTTGCGGTGTTTCAGGCGGGTTCAGGCAGAGCTGGCTTCCGGGTGGCTTCCCAAAAATCCGGCCCTGTCGCTAGCGATGTGCCGCGCTTCGCCCGCCAGCATACGAATATCACCAGGAAGGAACCAGAAATCAGTGGGTTAGCGGGTTGGACCCCATGCTGGACCCCGGAAGCCAGCGGCGCGGACGACTGTCTCCGCGCTCCTCTCCCAAGTATACTGCAATAAATAAGGATCCCGGGCCGATTCGTCTCAGCTTTCGATGTCTCGGCGAAAATTGTCTCTATGGACCTGAAAGGCTTGACACACGATTTCCTAGGACCGCAGCTTCCTTGCGATGCAGCGTCCTCAGCAATACACACAGACTCAATGGCCCTTAGTCCCGCAGTGGTGAAGTGCGCATCCGACCGACCCCTCAGCCGAAAAATGAATGTGAGACAAGCCAAGCATGATTGTCCGGACATCCTTTCGTTGCACCACTTGCGGCCAGAACCATACGGTTCGTATCGGCCTCGGTCATGAAACCTACCAAACACACACGTTTCTTTGCCTAGGCTGCGGAGAAGAATTGACCGTTGGTTTGCGGGTCCTCCGGCCCGAAGGCAGCCCGATCCCTCAATTCAACGGCGAGCCAGTCGAGAATGTAGAGCTGTCGGACGAGGAAGCTGGCGCGCCCATCGTAAATGTCGATGCAAATTTTCTTATTCCGTTGGAAGAAAGACATAAGGACGTTTCGTTTCCTCGAATCACACAAATGCACGAAATGATGAAGGTCGCTGAGAAGCATGGCTCGCTTGTTTCATTTAAGGATTTTCCCAAGAACTGGCAAAATTCTCGCCCCTATCGATCAGCAGATTTCGCTGCAGAATGGAAACTGCTTAAAAAAGCCTGGAACCTTCACCGCAACGGCCACGCAAAGCTCAGCGAAAGAAAAATTGCAGAAGGATCCGCAGAATTTTACGCCAACGATCCGTTGAAAAACATCGAGGATTGGCTCTGGCGTTTCTGTTTATTCTTCAGCCAACCAGCATTTGAGGTTCCTTTTCGTGATGCATTCAAGATTGTGCAGGACAATCGCGAGAAGCCAGAATTCAAGGCATTCCTCAAGGAATATGTAGATAATCTAGCTCCAAAGCGGGCCGAGATGTATCTCGCGATAATCCGAGAGTTCTTCTTGGCCTATGATGACTTCGCGCAGGTGATCTTTCGTATCAAGAGTGGCTTGGAGGTTGATGACGGCGCTGGTGTGAACTCGGCCCAGTTCGACAATACGAAAATGTTCTATGGCAACGCGTTTGAGACTTTCTCGTCGCTCGTCGATATCCTCGCCTACTTGAACAACGTCGCTTCTGGGCGCTCCTTTGATCAGTTCTTGACCTTAACCAGAAAGAAGTATCTCGAACTAGACAAGTCCGGGAGGTACGGTCCATTTGATGGGTTGCCCGCTTTTGCGAACCTTTGCGCTGAGCGTGATAATCAGTTACGGAATGCATCCCATCATTCTTCAATCAGATTGGTCACGCCTGAAAACAAGATTATTTTTCGATCAGGGAAAGGCGGAACTGGGCCGGAGCAAGAGATGGGCTATGCCTCTTATTTGGCGAAGTGCTCGATTCTGTTCCTTCAGATCATCAACCTTCTCCGCTTCGAGATCATGCTCATGGAAGTGCACGGCAAGCCCTTTCCTGCCTAAGTGGCCGCCAATGACCTACAGGGGCCGCCAGAGTTCGAAGCTGCGTTCCCATGCTTAATCTGCACCGCGAACGACGAACTCCATTGACCGCTTCCGTGGCGGCCGTTTTCCGTTCAGCCGCCAAACAATCACAGCGATGCCGTACTGCCATCGGCGGTTGGCCGTTGCCCTGCTGATGCCGAGTTCCCAACAGATCGGCTTCCACGGTTTCCGGTTGGCCCGCAGCCATAGGAGCCGGGCATCGTCGGGATCCAGCCAGCGTAGCCAAAGCAGTGTCTCCTCGGCTTCCGTGATCTGGCGCGGGCTGGGCCTTGGCCGCCGCATCCGAGGCTCCTGACCGACCTGATCGGCAAAGCTGTGGAAGTACTCGGGCCAAGCGTTGAAGTAGCCCTGCGGCTTCACCTCGGGGAGCGACCGGAACACGTCGGCGGCGCTCTCGAGGCGATCCTCGACCATGGCGGGCGTCCAGTCAGCCATTTGCGACCTCACGTTCGGCCAAGCGCGGCCCGTAGAGCTTTTCGCCAAGCTGACGCACCAGTTCACGCTCGGGCCAAGTGAGGCGCGGATCGTCGGCAGAAATTGCTAGCAGTCCCTGTTCCTGCCATCCCTCCCGTTTGACCTGCTCGGGATCCCGGCGTTGGCCGCCGTAGCCCCTCGGATGCCACCTCATGCGACACCCCCGTTCGTCTCGATGGCCCAGTGCAGGATGGCGATGGCATCGGCCTCGTTGTCATCAGCCGGACTGAAGCCCCGGGCCCGCGCCGCTGAGACCATCGCTTCCTTGTCGGCGTTTCCCTTCCCGGTAGCATGACGCTTGATGGTGCCGACCGGAACGCCCTGATAGGGAATGCCACGCAGTTCGGCCCATGCCGTGAGGGTGGCCATCAGCCCGCCATAGACATGGGCCGCGTCGGTACCGACATGGCGGCGGACTTCCTCGAACCAGATCGCGGCGATTGGCCCGGACAGTCGGTCGATCTCGGTAAGCCAGTTGGTAAAGCGGAGGTACCGCATGCCGCCGCCATCGAAGCGGCCGGGGCGAAAGGACGTCGTGCCGCTCGTGATCAGGCCGTCATGACCGCGGATCGCCCAGCCTGTCGTCGTCCCGAGGTCGAGGGCAAGGATGCAGGACGCGGAAAGGCACCCCGGTTCGAGGTGCAGGTCGGCTGTCTCGGTGGTCGGCGTCATGTTGAAGGCTCACCTGGATCGGGGGCCTTCGGCTTTGGTCATTGGCAGGGAATCATGCCATGCGCGCCCTTTCAAGAAAAATGCGCCTGACGATGCTTCTGTCCCACCTGGTCGCGGGGTGTCCCACTTGTCGATCAAAGTGGGACGCCAGATTTTCCTTTCAAAACAAGGCGTGTCCCACCTGTCCCACTTGTCCCACCTTTTTCCCTACGTCGCATGAGGAAAAATGAGGTCGGCCGGGACATGTACGCTCCATATAAGAAAGAGAGAAGTTGGTGGTCCAAGTGGGACAGGTGGGACAGCATTGATTTTGAATAGTTTTTTCCGTCCCACCTTTGGCTTGAAGTGGGACACGCTCCGAAGTGGGGCAACGGCCAAACGAAAAGGGGCACCCGGATGGATGCCCCTTCGATGCTTGCCACGGCTATCCCGACTTCAGTTGCCGCTCTGCGCCCTGCGGTAGCGCCATTCGCGGGTCGCGCCCGCGCCGCTGCGGTATCGCTCCCAATCCCGCGACTTCAGCCAGGCCCCCACACGCATCTGGTCGCCCTTCGTCCATTTCGCAGGCTCGATGCCGAGCGCACCTTCGAGGATCTCGCCCACAGACACATCGCAGATCGGCTCAGGACGTTCGAACTCTTCAACCTGCCAATCCTCATAGCCCGCGTGACCTCGATTGACGCTGCGGGTGTCGTGGGTCAGCCATCGGTCGATACGGGCGTCCCAGGCATCCGCCTGGTAGCGTGCCTCCTGCGCGGCGGCGGCTTCGTCAAGGATCGCCGGATCGTCGATCCACCAGATCGCGCCTTCGCGGAAGCGATGGACGGCTTCGGCCCAGAGCTGGTCCCGGTCGCGAGCTAGCGCCGGGATGTCGATGGTCCCGCAGCGCAGCGGCCAGAAGCGGCGGTTGCCGGTCTCGTCGCGCAGATAGGTGTCGGGGTTCACGGTGCCCGCGAAGACGCATTGGCGCGGCACCTCGACGGTGTACCGGCCGTAGGGAGGACGGAAGCGGTCTGTGGTGCGGGTGAGGAATGCCTTGATGCGCGAGACCTCGGCCCGGCCGATGGCGTCGAGTTCGGCGATCTCCACGATCCAGACGCCCTGCATGTGGATGGCGGCATCCTTTGACCCAAGCTCGGGCAGTTCGTCGGTGAACCATGCTTCGCCCGCCAGCACCTTGATGGCTGTCGATTTGCGCGCGCCTTGCGGGCCTTCGAGGATCAGCATGTGATCGGCCTTCACACCGGGGCGGAAGATGCGTGCCACGGCCGAGATGAGCCAGAGCGCGCCGACGGTATGGTGGAACGCGGTCGGGGCAGCGCCGAGATAGGTGCTGGTCCAGGTCTCGATCCGGGGCGTGCCGTCCCAGCGGAGGTGTTCCAGCCAGTCGCGGACGGGATGGATGCGGTGTTCGCGGGCGACTGCGCCGACGGCACGACCGACCACAAGCGGCGCGACATTGACCCCGCGCAGTTGCAACCATTCCGCGGTCCGGACATCGTCCGCATCCTCCCACGGACGTGGAAACGGGCCGGTAGCGGCATCCCACGGCAGCGGTTGGCACACGACGATCTCCTGGGAGAAGTCGTCGAAGGCCAGCACGCCCGCGAAGGCGATGTCGGACGTCAGTGCGATGATGACATTGGCCTCGTTGCGCTCGGGCGTTCCGACCAGATCCTGTCGCAGGCGGTTGAACCAGGCAGGTTTGGCGATCCGCGCATGGGGATCGCCGGAGACGTTCACGCGCTTCACCAGTTCGATCAGCTGCTTGTCGAGGATCGACATGGCGATGCCAGTGGTGGTCTTGATGCGGGCGAGGATCTGGCGCGCGGGCAACGGGTCCAGTCGCGCGAGGGCAATGCGGCCGAGAAGTTCGCCAAGGGCCGAGATATCGGGCGGGTTGGTCAGCGCATCGGCGGCCGCCACCAGGTCGGCGATGATGTCGCCCGCAGACGGCAAGCGCTCCGTCTCGGCAGGCAGTTCTTTGGTCAGAAACTCCTGACTCAGGCCATAGTCGTCGGCGCGCGCCCCGCGCAGAAGGTCGTCGTTGAAATCGTCGCTATGCAGCGGGACCACGATCTCGTTCGGAATGTCAGCCCGGTTCAGCCGGTCCGAGAGCGTGGCGGCCGCCTGGCGTCCGGCATCGCCAGCATCGGCGTAGATCGTGACCCGCGTCGTGCCCTCGGGCCAGCGAAAGCGCGCGAGGCCATCCGCAGACAGCGCTGCCCAGACGGCGGTGCCGAACAGGGCATGCGCTGCCAGGGCGGTCTCGATGCCTTCGGCAATGCCGAGATGGCCGCCCGCAGGCTTTGCGAACAGGCGCACGGCTGCTTCGGCCACCGAACCCAGCATCTTCTTGCCAGCCGGGCCCTTGGCGCTGCCATCGTCGAGCAGGAATGTCCGATGGATGCCGGGGGCGCGTTCCCCGTTCACAACACGCGGCAGCGCGATCAGCCCTGGCCACCCGCGCCGTGTGTCGAAGTCCGGCAGATCGGGGTGGAACAGCAGGTCAGGGCATCCCGGATCGCCGAGGCCCCGTGCGCGCAGGTAGGCCTCGCCAACGGTTCCGGCGAGCGGCTGAGCTCCATCGACCAGACGCGCAACCTCGGTTGAATGGTCGGGCTTCGGGCGCGGCGCCGATCTGGGTGCGGGGCGATCCATCCCCGCAATCCGGGCGGCTTCGTCGAAAAGCGCGCCATCGCTCAGCCCCGTCGCCTGCGCGATCAGATCGATGGGCCCGGCGCTTTCGCCGGTCGCATAGTCGAAACCCCAACCGGCATACGGCCCATCGAGGTGGATGGTGCACGACCCTTCCTTGCGCGGCGGGCGGCCGGACAGGTCGGCACAGCGCAAGGAGCGACGGTCGCGCGCAAGCCTCGCCTCTGGAAAGATGCCGGGGAGCCAGTCGCCTGCGGTCGCGGCAAGCCGATCCTTCACGGCGGCCAGATCGTGGCGCGCCTTCGGCATGGCGATGTCGTTGAGATCGATCATCGCGCCCCCTCACGCCAGGAGGACCAGCCCGCGCTCGGCGCGGGTGATGGCAGTGTAGAGCCAGCGGCGGCGGTCGATTTCGCTGCGACCAAGGCCATCGTCCCAGACGATCACGTTCTCCCACTGCGAGCCTTGCGCCTTGTGGGCGGTGATTGCCCATCCGAAGGTCGCTTCGGTCAGCTTGCGCTTTTCCCGCCAGTCGCGATCATGACGCTTGGCATCGTAGGCGACGTGATCCTCGAAATGCCCCTTGTAGATGCGCAGCCGGCCCGGACGGCCGTCGCTGTCGAACGGCGTGACACGTCGTCCGTCCTCGTCATGCACAACGGCCGAGAAGTAGAGGCTGCCCTCGTCGACGATATCCTCGAGGGTCAGGAACATGCCGTTGATCAGACCGAGCGAATTGTCGTTCTTCAGGCAGATGATCTTTTCCGCCCCGCCAGTGGGCAGATATGTCCCGCCCAGCCCGGCCGCCGCGCGCATCGCGTTGTTCAGCTGGAAGCGCGTCGCGTTCAGGCCGCAGATCAGTTGCCCGCCGCGCAGCGCCTGATCCGGCGTGATGTCGCCCTTGCGCAGCTTGGCGACATGGGCGTCGTAGACCCCGAACCCGATGGGTTCCCCCATCCGCGCCATCGTGGCGAGACGGATGATGGCGCTTTCGGCCGCCTGGCGGTGAATCTCGGTCAGCATCACGTCGGGCGCGTCCCGGGTGAAAGCCCCTTCGCCCTTGATGGGCGGCAACTGTCCGGGATCGCCCAGCACAAGGATCGGCTTACGGAGGCTCATCAGGTCGCGGGCCATCTCCTCGCCCACCATCGACACCTCGTCCAGCACGATCAGCCGCGCATCCGCGGCATCGCTTTGCGGGTTCAGGGCGAAACGGGGATGCTTCATCGAGGACAGCGCCTGGCGCATCGCCTCGATCCCCGCCTCGGCCGCGGTCCTGTCGAAACCGGTCAGCTTGCGCGCTGCGGTCTCGGCCTCCTGCACCTTTGCGGCAGCGGCGGCGATTTCCTCCTCGGTCGCCTCGATCACCGAATAGATCAGGCTGTGGATGGTGCGGGCGGGCGTGCCCTTGCGGCTCAGGACCAGCGCAGCCTTGCCGGTGAAGGTCGCGGTCACGACGCACGGCACGCAACGGCCGTCCTTCGCGCTGCGATGGGGTGACAGTCCAAGGTCGTCGAGGGCGAATTTCAGGACCGTGCTCTTGCCCGACCCGGCGTAGCCGAAGAGCCGGAACACTTGTTGCTCCTCGGTTCGGTTCTCGAACCAGTCGCGGACTTCGGCGATGGCGGCGGCCTGCGCGGCTGAAGGGACGAAGTCAGACACCGCCGCCCCTCCAGCACCGCTCCGCCCATGCGCAGGGCGCGTGCCACTTGCCACCGGCCATGCCGCCCCGACAGACGACCGCCGTGGGCTCGGTGGCCATCCGGGGCAACCATTCACCCGCCGCCGAGGCCTGGACGACCGTAACGGCGCGATCCGACATCACCTGTGCAAGGCGGGCATCGAACGGCACCAGTTCCGCATACAACTCCATCGTGTCGCGATTCAGCGCGGTAAAGAGCGCCGGGTTGGGCAGGTCCATGTAGGCCTGATAAAGGGCGATCTGGGCGGCGTAGACGGGGCGCGCGATGCTCACACCGCGCTTGACCACATCCTTCCAGCTCGACGCCCCGAGCGCCTTGTTCTCCCAGAGGGCGGGATAGTCCATCGCGACGGGGCCGGAGACGAAGCAGCCGTCGATATGCCCCTTGAACCGGCCCGCCATGGCCGCGAAGCCGAACTGGCGGCCATCGGGGCGCTCGGTTCGCAGGTCGAATCCGGCGATCCGGAACCAACCAGCGACGATGTCCTCGGCCCGGTGGCCAGCCTCGAAGATCCGCAGGATGCGCGGTTCGAACTCCTGGCCTTCGTCCTTGGGGACGGCGAGGTAGTCATACTGGATCTGGCGCAGACAGTTGCGCCCGAGCCCCGAGGAACTGACATAGGTGCGGGGGCGCTCGGCGAGATTGCGCGCCGTCAGGGCCGCATCGATGGCGGATGAGACGGCGGCGGAGATCGGCGGTCGCGGCGCGTCCTGGCCATAGATGCAGCCGGAGCCATGGTTCAGGTCGATCATTGGTCGCGCTCCCAGAACCCGCCAGCCTGCGCGATGCAGGTCAGCTTGTGATGCTGGGCCTCGGTCAGCCGGGCGCGCGTGCCGAATGTCTCCAGCTTCTGGCGCAGGCTCTCGCAGAACTCGACCTCGAAGTCGGTGATGGCGTTCGTTGTCGCGGCGGCGAGAAGGTCGGCCCATGTGGCGGTCTCATTGTTCAGATCGATCATGGCGGCCCCCTCAGAACGGAATCGGATCGTCATGGGCGGTGCCGGTGCGCTCCTTGCGCGCGCCCTGCGCCAGCATGCTGTCGACGTAGCCGGTGACGGCCGCCTCGATCAGCCGGTCGATATCGGCGGCGGTGCGATGGAAGAAGGGCTCCATGAGCCCGAGGTCGGTCAGCGCTTCGGCAAAGAGCGCCCGCGCGTCGCGGATCGCCTGTGCCTCGCGGGCGGTCTTGTCGATCATGCCATTGTTCCTTTGGGCGATTGCACTGCCCACGTCCTGACAGCGGAGCGAGCAGAAGCGGTGATAGGGGTGAGGAGCGGTGGCCGAAGGCCAGTGATCGGTCCGGGGGACCGATCGCAGCGACGAACGGTTGTGCTGGAGCCGGTGGACGTAGCCGAAGCCGCGGGCTTCCCGCGCGCAGACGGCGCAAAGCGCTACCCCAGCAAGAAATTCGCGATCGGGTCTTCGGGCGGCCATCCCGCCCGCTGAAGCTTCTCGGTATGCATCACGATCCAGCGCGAGATCGCATTGCTGGCCATGGCCTCGAGGTCGCCGAGGGTAAGGCTTGCGATGGGGTGGTGCAGTCTTCCTCGGGCCTCGAGCCATGTTCCGATCTCCAGCGCGGCGGCGCGCGTCACATGCGCCTGCCATTCGTCGGGGGTCATGGGCCGGTCGCCCGGCCCAACCCCATCGGGCGCAGTGCTGCGTGATCGCACGGAACCACCCGACCGCCGCTTCTGCCGCGCCTCAGCCATTGAGCCAGGCGGGCATCGCGGGGGCGCCCGGCGCGGCGGATGCCGATGCCTGCGTCGCGGCAGCCGCTGTGGGTACGGTCTGCGCGCCCCAGGCCGGAGCGGTCGACGAAGCGGGCTGCGTTGCCGCGCCCCAGGCCGGTGCCGGGGCCTGCCAGCCCGGCGCCGCGACGCTCGCGGCCTTGCGCGGCGGGGCGTTGACCGGATCGGGCGGGACGGTTTCGCCACGCATGATGGCGGCATGGTGCGGCTCGTCGGGCAGAACGACGTTGGCGATGCGGTTCTGGTCGCGGTACTGCGGGTTGGAGGCGGGCTCCACCATGATGCGGGCGGCGAAGACGATGCCCTCGAGATGCCGCAGGCCGGGCAGAACCCGCTTGGCCTTGGCGGCGGGGCTTTCGTCCCTGGGATCAAGGCCAAGGGCGCTGTCCACGATGGCGCGAAAGGTGGATTTCGAGATCTTCCAGCCGATGGACTGGCCTTTCTCGTCCAGCTTGCCGCCCGCCACGGTGAAGCTCTGCCAGAACTTGCGGCGGGAATGGGGGCCGTCGACCACGGTGAATTCGCAGTCGAGCATGCGGGCATCGCTGGACTGCGAAGCCTTCAGCAGTCCCGCATCCATCGGGGATGCACCATTCACCCCACCCGGGCGGATCGTCAGCCGCAGCTTGGTGAAGGTGCCGTCCGGGATCAGTTCGCCGATGGGGGCCATCTGCGGCTGAGCGTCGTTCAGATCGTAGCTCATG